TGGCCCGCCGGTTACGGGCCGAAACGATCCCGCCGGGATCGTCGCGGAAAACCGCAACGCCCCGAAATCATTTTGAAGGAGGCCAACACCATGAAATACACCGAGAAAACCGCCGCCGCCGTGCTCAATTCCCTGCTCCGCGCCGCGCGGAAAACGCCCCGCGAAAGCCTGCACGACGCCTGGACGGATGAACAGGGCCGGACTTGTGCAATGGATGGATACCGCGCCTATTGTCTGAACGCCGCCCCCGCCGGGATGAAAGTAACCTGGACGAGCCGCCCCGATCCGGCCCGCGCTGCCGCCCGCGCCGCTGATAATAATAAAATCCTGGCCCACGTTTTCAATGCCCTGGACGCCGGGAAAACGGTTGAAATGCCTGCCCCGGACGCGGACGCCGTGAAATCATTCATGGCCGCCGACAAGGAGCAGGGCGGGCGCGGGGTGTATGACCTGGGGAAAGACTTTCCCGCCGTGAATGTCAAGTATTTGTGGGATATAATCAGGCTTTTCCCGGTTGCGAAATGGTATGTTCTGGCCGATCCCTACGCCCGCATGGTTAGCCCCGTTTTCATCGTCGCCGACGAGGGCCGCGCCTGCCTGCTGCCGATCCGGCAGGATAGCAAGCCCTGGAAAGCCCCGGAAGCGCCCGCCCCGGCCCCTGCTGAAAAGCCCGCCGCCGATGAACGCCCCGAAAACATTCCCGCCGATGAAAACCCCTGGAAGTGTGACTATTTTGTGTACTCCCGCCCCGCCGGTGAAAAGCGTTTCCTGTTGACAAATCTCCGCGAGGGCACCGTGGGCATGAAAAAGTTTTACGCCCCGATGTACAAGGAAAAGCACCTGGAGCAAATCAAGGAAATGCTTGACCTTGCCGCCGCTGAAAACCCCGGCGCGGTTTTCCAGCTCCGCAAGCTGGACGGGAAAAAGGTTGTATATACCGCCGTCCCGACGGTTACGCCGGAAATGTTCGCCGCAAGGATCGCCGCTTGATTATTCCATCCGCCCGCCCGTGGGCATTGTACGCGGGCAAGGAGGCCGCCCCGATGAAGTATTATTATTTATATATCCCCGCTTTGGTTTTCTTCCTGCTGCCCCTGCTCAACGGCCTGCGTGCTTCCGTCGCGGCCCGCGCTGCCGCCCGCGAGAAGGAAGCGAAGCGCGCCGCCGCTGCCGCCGCGAAGGAGGCCGCCGAACAGGAGAAGAAAGCCCGCCAGGAGGCCCGCGCCGCTGCTGCCGATCCGGCCCAGGAGCCGAAGCGCAAACGCGGACGCCCGCGCAAGAATCCCCCGCCGGAGCAACGCCCCGAAATCATTTTGCCAGAGGAAGCGCCCGCCCCCGTCCAGGAGGAGCCGCCCGCCGTCCAGATTATGACGATCCAGCGCGCAAGCATTTTCCCGAATGTTGACAAGATGGAGCCGCCCTGCACCCCGGAAGAATTTGCGAAAAAATTTTGCTGAAAAAATTTGCGAAAAGGGGTTGACAAACGGGGTACACCGTGCTACAATCCCAAACGTGAACGGGGTACACCGAACACAACGCCGCAAAAACATTTTGAAGGAGGCCAACACCATGCAGCAGATTGTCAAAGATACCACCTTTGGAAGAACAGACGTTTTCAAGATCGTTGAGAAAATCCCCGGCGATTATGTTATCTGGAATATCCACCAGATAGAGGGCCACGAAGATTATCTTCCAATGTGCCAGCTTATCCCCGGCGGCTACGAAGTCAGGCTTTCCACGTTGAAAGCCGTCAAGCTGGAAAGCTCCGAAGAAGTAGCTTTCATCATGAAGTTTTCAATGCGTACAGGCTGCGGGAATTACAGCGAAACGAAGCGCCGCCTGTCCGCCAGAAGATTGAAAGCCGAGAACCGGCAGGCTGCCGAAAAAGCCCTTGCGATTTTTGAACGGATTACGAAGTTTTGAGAGGAGAACGCGACAATGAAGAATGTTGATTTGATGTTTGGTTTCCTGGGAAACGGGGTCACGGTTTGTGACCGTTCCAGACAGGAGCACGGCGATTATAAGACCGTCGCCCACATTGACCCCTGCGGAGCCGTCCGGCTGTATGATGAAAAGCTGCCCGCCGACGCTGTGAAAAAGATCAACGACCACGCCAGCACGCAGGCCCGCAATTTTAAGCACGGTTTCATACACCTGGGCCGCGCCGCCGCGCTGGATATGCTGAATGATATTCTGAACGTCGGGCAGTTCTTGATCGTGTTCAACGAGGACGGGATCGCCGGAAAGAGCATGGAGGAAATCTATCAAGCCTATATTAAGTATGTGTGTTTGAACGGAAAACGGACAATGCCGGAACAGTAACGCCGCAAAATCATTCCGCCCGATGATGGCCCGCCGGTTACGGGCCGAAACGATCCCGCCGGGATC